CGTGGCGTAAAACGCCCTTGTATTAATTGTGTGTCGATTGATTTGGAAAGCACTTTGCTTGATTCAAATTTTTCTAAGAAGACACGTGCAAGGTCTTCTACGACGTTACTGTTGAAATTATTAGCCATGATTTATTACCTATTCAAATTTTGTTTTAGAGCCAGTCAGCGGATATTTATCTCTTCTGTCTGGTGTTCCACCCTTCGACCGATTTGTAGGCGGCAGGGTGTTAGACTTTATTCGCTTCGAATTAAGCTTGGGCTTAATTTTCTGCTCGATGTATAATGCTGCGCGAATAGGGCTTGAGTTGGCCACTTCTAGTAGGTCTGCCATATTAGTAGAAAGAAACTTTGTAATGGCTGGGCCACTTTCGTCCTGTAATATGTGCATCGCTACGTCGTTGTGTAATCCTACTTGAGAAATAATATTACCTGCAGTAGACAACTCCTGCTGACTTACACCAAGCTTTTTAGCTCGACTCGTGTATGCCGTTGCTGCAGTTTGCATTTCCTGCTGTTGTTGCTGCTGGCTTTGATTAGTTCTCTGCTGGGATTGAGTCTCAAAGTTTTGCTTTTGCTGTTGCCAAGCCACTCTATCTGTAATAGCCTTATCTCGTGACCGTATCGCTTCTTGAAATTCCGCCGTGCTAACATCATCAGGGTCGGGTAAATCATAAACTTGCGGCTCTTGACTATTCAGAATTTGCTGTTGCAGCTTTTGCAATTCTTCTTGTCTCGTCTCAGCTAATTTCTCAGCTTCTTTGCGCTTTCTGGTCAGCTCACCAATGCGTTCCTCGACTTTGGCGTTCTGCGCGTCTTTTACTTCGTGGTCGCTCTCACTATCGGGGTCTGAATCCGCTGAGTTTGCATCAACTTCTTGCTCACCCTCTATGACACTGTCATCTTGTTCGTCGTTTTCCAAGATATCATCATTTTCCAGCTCTAAATCATCGTTTGCATCGGTACTCATTTGTAGCCCCTTAGTAGGTCACCTTGATATAGCTCAAGTCGCTTTTTGTTAATAGTAGCGGTAAACATCACAAAAGTCTATTATTCTATGATATTTTCTGCGGTTTGGTTAAAAGCTTTGGCCGCGGCTGAATTTACTATCACGTCCGCTCCCATCGCGTTCTTTATGTCAACAAGCAAATTACCCATTGCTTGCATCTTCTCGTTTTGCATTCTAATCATAGCGGCCATCTGATTAAACTGGTCGCGTGCGGCTTCTAGTTCTACTCTTTTGGCCTCTAATTCAATGCGTTCTTGCGTTTGTTGTATCTTCGCTCCGTCAACAGCAAGGTCACTTTGTAGCTTCTCTTGCTGCCCCATGTATTTAACTTCCATTTCTTTCATAGCAATCTGGTGAGAAGTAGCTTGATTCTGCTGCGCCATTAATGCAGTCTCCGCTTTCATCTGCTCAATCTTCATTGCCATTTCTTCGACGCTAGGCTCTTGAGGTTTATTGGCCGCCTCTTGTGCTGCCGCTCTCTCGTCTTCCGTCATCTGCTCGATAGGTATAACGCCGTTGTTGAGCGCTATTGATCTCATACGCTCTGCTATTTTATCGAATCCAGGCGCATTAATATTCTTTAACCATATGTCGCCAGCAACTTGTATTAAACTAGGGTCGCGTTCCATAGCTCGCAAGAACATTTCCGATGACTCTTGCTGACGGTTCTTGTATGCTGGGCCAATGTCACAAACCACATCATACTTGCCTTGCGTTAGGTCGTTTAATGTTACGTCTTGGCCGCTTTGTTCGTCCGTGACTACATTGTTCATCATAATCATTTCGATAGTGCCATCTTCTTTTAAAAGTCGCACTTGTCTGGTAGCGTCATAAACATAAGGGATTGCTTTGTTTAATACTATGCCTGTTCTGCGTATCGCAGTCTCCATAGCCTCGAAGTATACGCTCGTACCGTTATTTCCGCGGTCAATCTGCTTCTCTATCGCTACGCCGCTCTGTAAATTAGTATTAGCGCCCATGTTAGCTGCAAACATGCCAGCGCTTCGGCTAATGGATTCATCTGAGCTTTGAATTAGTAATTGAACAGCGGCATTTGGGCTGCTTGCTCCACCTTCATAAGGCGGCGGCACTGCTCCTTGCGCGTTATAGAACTGCACTGGTTCCATGTTGGTGTTCATGGTTCTGATAGATTCTTCGTGCCCACGAGCTTGTCCCTTGGTCATGAATATTTTCTTACGTGGCGCCAATGCGACTTCTTCTACATTACGACTGACCGCGTAGTTGTGAACGCGCTGCATGTCCATTAACTTTTCGACCGCGCCGCGATATATAATTTTGCCTTCCGCTACTTCGAAATTACCATAACAGGGAATTATTGGAATGCTATCGAAAACCGTTTTTTGTTCTTCGCTTATCCAGCCGTTAGCATCTAACATTCTAAAGCAGCAAACATCGCGTGTCACTTCTCTGGAATCCTCGACTGTTATTCCCGCTGCAGCCAGCTCGTCTAATACGCTTTCTGTACCTTGGTCTGCGCGCAGCACTTTCCCGTCAGACATCAGTAAGACGGTAGACTTTTCTTTCTTTAGCCAGTAGTAATGGCCGATAGTAACCGCGTCAGGCTTGTAGTAATATGCATTGTTCCACGAGTCGTTGCCTATGCTGACCAGAGACTTGCCTGGAAAATCTTCTGCAGCGTGGTCTTTGGAAATGTAATGCAAAACGACACCCCATCGCGCTTCAGAGCCGTCATTAGACAAATCGCCTGGGTCTAGCCACACTCTAGCGTGAGCATCGTGAATTGACTCCACCATTAAATCTTGATCAAAGCTTTCTGAGTCATAATAGTCGTTAGTAACTAACCAAGCGCTAAATCCGCCTTTTATCATCTTACGCCCCGCCTGAGCGAAAATAGAATCAGCGTCACTTAGGTTGCGTATATTTCTTATAAGCCCGTCGCGCATGTTAGCGAGAGCGAGAGTGGCATCCCCGCCCGCGGGTCTAACTTTTATACTAAATTCGGCATTTTCCATCTCACCAGCTATCTGGTTAATGATGGGATTGGTGCGGTCATCGGTGTAACGAGGCTTGCCGCGCATTTTCGTTATAATGTCTGGTTCCCACTGCCCGTCTTTTTTATCTACAAAGTTATGGGCTTCACGCACGTTAGAACGCATATCGCGCTGAGTGCCTTGCGCTTCTCTTATCTTTATTACAATGTCGCTTGCTTTCATTATTCCCACCAAGAGTCGAAGTTAATTATCGTTTCAGAAGTTCCATAGCTGATTTCAGGAATTTCCATGGCCATCGCAAAACAATCGGCGATATTCGGGCTAACGATTTTATGTTTACGCCACATTTCGTCCTTGCTCATCAACTGAATCTTACCTGCATTGTTATGCTTCTTAGGTATTCTACAAACCTCAGAGCGTAATTTATTTAACAGCGGCATATCGCCAGCTATAGAAATTATCTCATCAGGGTCGATGTAAGCCTTCATTTTGACAGCTTTAAAGGTCAACCACATGCGTTCGGCTAACTTAGTATAATACTGTGCCCGCTTATTAGCAAACATTTGTTTATTTGTTTTATCCCCTTCCGCCCACTTTCCTTCATAGGGCATATCTGGGTCATCAGGACTCTCAGAGCCGCGGTACATTCTAGCTTCGCACTTAATGCCGTTCAGCCCACGATCAACATCATCCCTTATTAGCGCTCCAAGACCATCGCCATCCCACACAAACAAATCGACCCGCTCCTGTCGTGCTTTGCGCAAGGCATCCTGCAAGTCGATGTTTCCGTTCTCACCAACAAACTCGCCGAAGTCATAGAAGTGTATGCCCTCGCGTATAGAATAACCCGTATTGTCTCGCCCAGTGTCCGAAGGGTCGAGCGCCATTATCTTAGCGCCAGTCGGTACAATGCCCAGAACCTGCGCGGCATCAATGCACGCATCGAACCATTCAGGCGGTATTAAACTATTCTCGACTTCTTCCAAGTAATGCCCCAACCATTTGTGATTATACTCCGCACGAGAAAGATTCTCATAGTCATCCGCTCTCTCTTGCTCCAACCCTGATCCAAGCCACCACGTTTCAGGCAAGTCGTTATAGTTCGCCTGCATAACCATTATGGTGTCGTCTTCATAGAAGCCGCACCTTTCCAGCGTGGGTTCTGCTCTTTCTAAATATTTCTTCGCCACTGCATTTTCGCGTGACTTCCTGTTCATGCTTATCCAGATTTCAGGAATCGCTAATTCCTCCAGCGTTATCTCGCCTTTCAAGTAAGACGTGGCCTGCAACGCGGTAAGACGAAGCGAGGCCGTTAACACACGCAATGTTTCTTCTGTCAGCGACTCACCTTCCTCAATCCATATACCGTCCAGCCCCTGCAAGATGCCTTTTAACGAGGTCACGTTGCGCTCCAATCCTTTATAGAATGTGTAGCCGCCTGAATCGTGAATATAGGTTCTGTTTTTTTCGATAAACTCCGCGTCCCAGCCGCACCGCTCTGATTCGTCTTTCAATGTACGGTGAACTGATTCGTCAATCGAGTTTTGGAATTCACGAGCGCAGCACCACTTTTTACCCATGCGCACTCTGGAGAGAACATAGTCAGCAACGAATGTCGTTTTTGTAGAAGCTCTGCCGCCGACAAATATCTTTACACGCTTAGGCCGCGTAATGGCTGGGCCGAACTGCTGTAGGCATTCGATGTCTATGGAAATCTCCTTGATAGAATCTAATTGTGGCCCAATTATACCTTAAAAAATTATTTTCAGCAAATGATATTTTAATCTGTCCTATTTATACGGGGAAAAATAAATCTGGCTCGTGAATAGATGGAAAAATTTCGTGGAGGGGCGTACTAGATATAAATATAATTCAAGTAACTTTAAACAGGAGTATACTACCCCCTTCGCGGATCAGCGCGAGAAAGGGCGGGAGTCCCTGCGCCTTCAGCCTATGGCACGTTGCTCCACGTCATGTTACTGCATAGCATAGCAGGTTGCTCCACGTATGCTGCCATACAGTGAGTCTATCTGCTATATGCGAGCATAGCATAGCAGCACAAGGCATAAGGAGTTGAGTGCATAAATAAATATCCATTTAATTTAATTACATATTATATATAGATGCTACTATAAGCCAACGTATGGCATGAGGTTGGACTATCGTAGCCAAGCCAACCAAGTGGGTAGCCTCTCAGTGATCGTGGAATGCCTTATAAATCAATGGCTTACGTGCAGTAAATTTATTTAACAATTTAATTACGAAAGTTGTAGACTTAATGATTTAATACGGTATAATGATTGCAGGTCGAGAAGACGCGGCCTAGTTCTTTAACAATTTGAAACTAAAATCAACTAAACTATTAGGAATATAATCATGCCTGCAATAAGAATTGAAGATAAAGTAAAGACAGAAAAGTATATGGATATTAATACGGTTGCCGCTCAGTTCAGCGAAGTAGTTAATGACACAGGTTATTGCGCAGTTGTCGCGTTGGCCGTTGTCGCTGAGATAGAATATGAAGCGGCATATGAGTTATTAAAGACCCATGGACGTGAAGACCGTGAAGGCACTAATAAAGCTACGTTGGATGCCGCTTTAAAGGCATTGGGACTTAAGCAGGTGTTTGTTGAGCCGCGTGAATTCATTAAAGATTATCGCGGCATTCATTCTGAAGTACTTAAGAATGTTACAACGCACCACCCCAAGCGCTTTAATGAAGTATTTACAGACGGCTACAAGTATTTGTTTTATTCTAACAGCCATGTCTCAGCTATCGTTGACGGTGTAAACCACGACTATACGAAAGGGACTGCTAAACGAGTAAAGACTATTGCCGCGATAATACCGCTGACCAGTAAGATTAGCGAGTATTTAAAAGGCCGCGGCTTTATGAAGTAAGGAACTGGGACGCTGAAAAGCGTCCTTTTTTTTGCTTTAAATTTTATCAGCTCATTATGACGTGGTTTGGCGTGGAACAAACAATCAACTCAGAACAACTCCCATCAAGTCAGGACACACGAACACGAACACGAACACGAATTTTTATGCGCGAACGCCGCCACACGAACGCTCATCCCAAATCAACTCTCGTCAGACTTCGACACGCCCTTAAAAGTCGCTGGTGCAAGGCTGCCGTCCGATGAACTATGATCAATTTCTGACCGCTCATTCTTGCCATGGTTCGCCGACAAAAGGAACTTTGTCATTCCAGAGTTGAACTCGCCTGATATGCCTTTATTCTGTAAAATACGCGACTGTTTCGCTAAGGCGACACTAACTGCTGCTTTGAACATTGGGTACTTTTTTCTGTATTGAACGATAGTTGTGTCATCTATTCCTAGCC